CCATGCGCCAGGCGACGTAGTAGCCGATTGCTGAGGCCATCACCGCGTCGTCGTGCTGCCCGCGGGCGGCCTGGGCTTCGCCGATTGTCGACTGGGTGATGAAGTGGCGCAATTCCCCCCTGGTGATCGGGGAGTTGAGGATGAGGTCCGGCATCTGGGAGAGCGGGTCGAAGGTGGTGATCGCACCGTAGTAGCTGGCGAGGAGGAGCGGGCGCGTGCGCGGGCTGGTCATCCAGCCGATGCGGGTCGAGTAGCGCCGCTCGACGCTGGCGGCGTCGGCGTATTCCCAGACGTAGAAGTGGGCGTAGCCCAGGTGCAGTTGGAGGGTGTCCTGGGTGGCCAAGCCGTGGTTGTTGGTCTCGACCGCGGCCATCGCTTCCACCCCGTCGGCGTCGCAGTAGTAGCGGCCGATGGCGTCGACAATGAAGGCCAGGGCCTTGGGGTCGAGCTTGTTGGTGCAGTACTGGGCGACCTGTTCGGCGGGCTCTTCGATCGTCGGCTGGCGGATCACATCGACGATCGAGTAGTCCTGGCCCAGGCCGTCAGAGACGTCGACCGCGATGATGTAGCGGCGGTGGCCGCGCAGGCGCGGGTATTCCCAGATGGAGAGGACCGACTGGCGCAGGTTGGGGAGCTGGGCGAGCTGCGCCTTGTCGAGGCGCCGGAAGCCGTAGCCGGGCGGGACCGGGTTGGTCTCGTGGGCGATGGCGGAGCCACGCAGGCCCGCGTGCGGCGAGAGCGGCGGGACCGGGCGTTTGGGCTGGATGTCCGGCGAGCCACTAGTCTCGGCATTAGTCGTGTCGGCCTCGGCCGCGTCGGCGGCCAGGGTGTCGCGGCGCAGCTTGGCGACGTCGAGCGCGGGCTCGACCACCCAGACGTCCTTGAGCTTGCGGATCGAGCCTGCCTCGTCGATCTGTTCGAGCTGTTCGAGGGTGAAGACCGAGCGGCCGGAGTACTGGAAGCACTCGTGGTCGTCGGCCGGATACTCCTTGAGGAACTTGTAGAGCTGCCCCTTCTTCTCGTAGAAGCGCCGGGTGGTTTCGTACCAGTAGAGCTGATTACGGTCGAGGGTGACCGTCTTGCCGCCATACCACTTGGGGCTGTCGCGCTCGCACTTGACGGCGTGCGCCAGGGTGGCGGAGCTGGGCGACCAGTCGAGCGGCGCGGGGAGCGAGTACTTGGAAGGCTCGGCCGACCAGGGGATGAAGATGTTGCGGAAGCGGCCCTCGCCCTCGCCGCTGGCCAGCCAGTGCGTGTGCCACCAGTCCCCGGCGTACTCGGCGGTGGCCTCGTAGAGGACCAGGGTGTCGGGGGCGTAGGGGATGGCGGGCAGGAGCGCCGTGTCGAGCTGCTCGGGGTTCTCCCAGGTGGGGAGTTCGGAGATGTGGACGACGCTGAAGGTCTGGCCGCGGCCGATTGAGCCTTTGTTGCCTTCCTGGCCGGTGACCGAGGCCAGGGCGCCGCGGGTCGACTTGCCCCAGGCGGTCTTGAGGTAGCACTGGTTGGTGAGGCTGAGTTCGCGGTTCTTGGTGAAGTAGACCTTGCCGGGGCGCAGGAACCAGGGCAGCTGGTCGTAGAGGCGCACGACCATGCGAAAGAGGTAACCGGCTTGGTCCTCGACGTCGGCGCCGCACAGGGCGCGAACGTGGTGGCGGGTGACGACGCGGTGGAAGACGAGGGACTCGGCGAAGGTCGAGACCCCGAGCTGGCGCGCCTTGAGGATGTTGAAGAGCAGGCCGTCGGGGCTGCCGGACTGGACGTTGGCCAGCTCGTAGCGGGCGAGCTGGTCGAGCACCAGGCGCTGGGATTCCCAGAGCGGACAGAGGCGGCGCAGGCCGTGGCCCTCTTCGTCGATCCAGCAGAAGCGCTCGGCGAAGTAGGGGTAGTCGAAGATGACCCGCAGCTTGGTCGCCGAGACGAAGCGCTGCTCCTCGGAGTCGAGCGCGCGGGTCAGCGCCCCCTTCTCCTCGTCCCAGGCGCTAGTGACCAGGGCGGTCAGGCCCGCGGAGTCGTCGGGGGAGTACCAGGGCAGCGGGCCCTGGAAGACCGAGGCGAAGCGGGTGGTGACTTCGGCTTCGTCCTCGGCGATGAGGTCGGGGTGATACATGCAGGGCTCAGGTCTGGGCTAGTACACGACGCCGGGCGGCATGCCCATCTTGGTGAACCAGGGAGCGGTCTGCGGCTGGTCACCGCCTGCGGCCGCGGGGGCCTGCTCGGGGGCTGGGTAGGTAGCCGGAGCGGCCTGGCCGAGGCCGCCACCCTGCATGGGGGCGCGCCCGGTGAAGCCACCGCCGAAGGTGCCGGGAGGCCCGAAGCCGCCGCCGCCGAGGCGTCCGCGGGCGAAGCGCTGGCCAGGAGCCATCGGACCGGCGCCGCCCATCGCGGCACCAGGCGTGAGCGGGGCGGTCGCGCCGCCGGGCTGGACCTGGGGCTGCGGCTGCATCGCGCCGACGAGCTGGGCGATGCCGGGGGCGATGCCGGGGGCGCTGGCGGGCTGGGGCTGGACACCAGGGGTGGGCGCGGTGCCTGCGGCGCCCATTGCGCCTTGGACGCCCGGCAGCGCGCCCTGGGCCGCGCCCGCGAGCTGCGGGGCGACCTGCTGGCCGAGCTGGCCGAGCTGTCCGGCGACCTGGTTCAGGCCGGGGCGTTTGGGTTGGAAGCCAGGGACGCCGCGGCCGTTGCCGCCCTTGCCGGTGCCGAAGCCGCCGACCTGCTGGCCCATGGTGCCCAGCTGGCCGACCTTCTGGCTGGCGGAGCCGGGGGCCGCGAGTCCTTGAAAGGCTGAAGCCATGGCGCCCATAGACCTAACCTCGGGTCCCTGTCAACGGACAGGGTGGGAAAACGCGGGGGGTTGTTTTCGGGGTGTCCCTGGCGCGCATGGTCAGTGTCCCTCCTGTAGTGAGCCGAGGCGGAGCGCCCCGGGGGCGTCGGCGACCTGGAGGACGAAGAGCCGACCCGCGGCGGGCGTGAAGCGGAAGCGTTCGAGGAGGGCCGCGACCTCGGGGGTGGCGTCTTCGGCGCCGCAGTAGACCTGCTGGATGTCGGCGTCCTTGAAGGACTGGAGGCCTGCGGTGAGGAGCTGGCGCAGGACGACCCCGCGGGTGCCGCCGGGGAGGGTGTCGTCGACCCACCAGGCGTCCCAGTGCATGGCGGTGAAGAGGGAGCAGGTGCCGACGATGACCGGTTCGCCGTCGAGGCCGACCTGCTCGACCACGAGGACGGCCCAGCAGCCGGGGTCGTCGGGGAGGCCGCGGGTGGCGAAGGGCTCGATCGGCAGCAGGCGGTCCCACTCGTCGGCGGGGAGGATACGGACGCGGGTGCCGCGGGGCTGAGGCGAGAAGGGGCTCAGCATCGCGGGGTCTTCGGGCTCGGGGCTGGTCATGGCGTCGCCTCGTGGGGAGCAGGAGTCTGGGGCGTGGGCGTGACGTCGATGGTGGTGGCGGAGCCGCCGGGGGCGGCGGCGCGCACGCGGCCAGGGGTGAAGAGGAGGTCGCCGACCACTTGTTGCAGCTGTTCGAGGCTGCCGGGGGCGGTCGAGGCGAGGGCGGTCGACCCGGCGGCGATGGCGTTCTGCTGGACGATGACACCCGCGCGCGGCTCGATGAGGTGCGCGAGCTGGAGGGCGAGCTTCTGGCGCTCGACGTTGGGCTCGGTCATGACGGTGCCGGTGCCGCCGCAGTCAAGACAGGGTTTCGCGGGCGGGCTGTCGGGCGGTGGTGGCGGGGCGGCCTGGCAGCGGCAGGGGATGGGCTGCGGGGCGGCGCGGCGCATGACGTCGTCGACCACCGGCGGCAGCTGCGTGATGATGCGGTGCGCGGCGTCGATGTGCGCCTGGACGAAGAGGGCGCGCTTGTAGCTGGCGAAGAGGTCGGCGACGGTGATCCCGGCGTAGATGCAGATCTTGCGCAGGGGCCAGGCCTGGTAGGCCGGGTCGAGCAGGCAGTTGATGACCTTGTCGACGTGGCCGTCGGTGTCGGCGACCGCGAGGGTGGCCATGAGCTTCTGGCGCCCGCCGACCGCGCGGGTGAAGAGGTCGACCGCGGCGTCCGAGAGGTCGAGTTCCTGGGACGTCAGCGCGGTGGACTGTCGTGGGGCGCGTGGGGCGACCTTGGCGACCGGCGAGCGCTTCTGCGGCTTGGGCATGCGCCTGGCTCCTACTCGAAGCGCCGGACGATGCGGCCGCCCAGCAGGCCAGCGGCGACCAGGCCCGGCACCGGGCGGTCAATCTGGCGCCGCGGGACGTCGAGCGGCGGTTGCTCGCGCAGGAAGCGCGCGACCTCGGCGCGGTCGACCGGCGGGACGGCGTAGGGCGGCGCGTGCTTGGGGTCGTCGGGGGTCATCGGCGGGCCTCCAGGCGCATCCGCAGGATCTTCGAAGATGCGCGGCGTGGGCGTTCGAACATCGCTGGAGTCATCGGCGGGCCTCCGCGAGGCGAGCGAGGTCGTCTTCGCGGCTGGTCAGGCGCTCGGCGAGGTCGCGGGTGCGCTCGTCGCCCAGGTGCAGCATGATCTCCTCCTCGTCGGGGGTGTGGCCGGTGTCGGCTTCGGTGCGGGTGACGTAGGCGAGGGCGGCCGCGAGGTCGTCGGGGTCGACGTGGCTGAGGCCGGTGTCGCGGCGGATGCGGGCGCGGGTGGCCGTGGAGTCGTCGAGGGGGAGCGCGGGGGCGAAGCGGTCGGTCAGGCGGTCGAGGGCGGCGGCCTGGCGGTCGAGGGTGGCCGCGATGCGGTCGAGGGCGGCCACGGTGCGCCGGAGCAGGAGCGCGGAGGTGAGTGCCTTGAACATGAGGGACCAGCGTCCACGCAGAGCTGCAGGCTTGTCTAGTCCCCCCTGCGCCTGGAGGCGTGACAGGGGAGGTCACAAGGCAAGGCGAGACGACCAGATGTGGTCGTGTGGGCTTGCCCAAGGGGAAAAATTCTAGTGAAAAAAATATAGCTGGAGTCGGGTGCGCCTGCTCCTAGGAGCTGGGGCCGGGTGCCCGCGGACAATGGCTGAGCTACAACCTCTGCCGTGGCCGCGGTCGAGCTACAAGCCCAGCCGTAGGAACGGATGAGCTGCTGCCCGGCTGAGCTGGTGTGCTGCTGGGCTGGTGTGCGGCTGGGCTGGGGGGCTGGCGGGCCAGGACGCCTCGCGCGGGCGCCTCGTCGAGGGCGGCGCCGCGGCCGTTCGAGCGCCTGGCGAGGCGAAAGTGAGGCCAGATCCGTAGCTCAGCAGGGCTAAGTCCTTTGTTTGCAACGACTTGCTAGTTAACATAATAACTCTTATCAGACACTGAGGCTGTCGCGGCTCGCGGCAAGCGGCGTGCCAGGGCGTCGAGGCGGGCCAGGGCCTGGTCGCGCGCGTCGAGGCGCCGCCGACCGGTCGAGCTGGAACGGTCGAGGTTGAAGCCCGGCTGTGGCTGTGGTCGAGGTTGAAGCTCGGCTGTGACTACGGCTGAGCTGGCTACGGTCGAGCTGGCCGCTACGGCTGAGCTGGCGCCTGGCCACGGGCCGCCTGCTGAGCTGGGCTTCGATACACCGCCCTCCACGCCGCCCTCGAACGCCCGCCAAGCGACTCGGCCGTCAACCTGGCCAGCTATGGCAACGGTTGCCATAGCTGCACACCAAGCTGAGCTGGCCAGCCAGCTGAACCCTGCCAGCCCAGCCGCAAGGCCAGACGGGGCGAAAGCAGGCGAAACCACGCGGAAACACTGAGCGAATACCGCGATATTACAATCTGTAATGCGTTTTGCACAGGCACGTCCACAGGTTATGCACAGGCTAAGTGAGGCAAAAAGGTCACTTTTCCACAGGCCCTAGGAGCCACGAGGATGCCTCAGGAGCGACGCCGCCGGTTTTCCGCGGGGTTCGGTCGACCGAGCCTGCGTTCGTGGCGCCAGCGCGTTTTCGGGGGTCTCGAGTTTTGCCTCACTTACGGTGAGATGGTCGAGGTATGTGGTCGAGCTGTGAGTGCTGGGCGTCTGGACCTATGCTTGTCGCGCACAGGCATATGTATTGACAGCCACTTGCATATGGTAGTAAGGTAGTGTCCTGGTCTCGACGCGGCGGGCACGACGCGCGCCGCGGGACACGAGCCGCCAGCACAGTCGGCACAGAGGAGCACACGCCATGCAAGCCATCTCGACCAAGTATCACGGTCCGACCAACCACCGCGGCGCCCGGATCAAGGCGTCCTGCGAGGCCGGGAGCCTGACCGTCGGCTACGACTACAGCCTGGGCAGCGAGG